TGAAGCAAGAATGATGATGTCATCTTTTGCTAACATGGAATCAATACATCAAGATGCTTATAGCTTACTACTTGATACAGTTGGTATGCCTGAGATAGAGTATAAAGCTTTCTCAGAGTACGAAGAGATGGCAGATAAACATGATTATGTTGGAGCGTTTAAACCTCTTAAGTCTGACAAGAGAACTATAGCTAAAACATTAGCAGTTTACTCAGCCTTTACAGAAGGACTACAACTCTTCTCAAGCTTTGCAATCTTATTAAACTTTCCAAGGTTCGGTAAGATGAAAGGTATGGGACAGATTGTTACTTACTCTATAAGAGATGAGTCAATGCACGTTGAAGCTATGACTAAATTGTTTAGAGAATTTATACAAGAGAACATAGAGATATGGACAGATGATTTTAAAGCAGAGCTTTATCAAATTTGTAGAGAGATGGTAGAGCTTGAAGATAAGTTCTTAGACTTAGTGTTTGAGATGGGAGACCTTCCGGGACTTACTAAGAAAGACATGTATGCTTACAACAGGTACATAGCTGATAGAAGATTACTACAGTTAGGACTTAAAACTAACTACGACCAAAAAGAAAATCCTCTTACGTGGATTGATGAAGTCATGGGTGTTGAACATCAGAACTTCTTTGAAGGAAGAGCAACTACTTACATGAAAGCAGGATTAAGAGGAAGTCAAAACAATATAACATTTACAAGCCTAGAGGATTCTAATGATTAATAAAAACGAAGCTAACTTAGTAAGCTTTAAAATACTCTTAACAAGGGATAATAAAATAGTAACAGAGTTTAGTATGCTACCTGAAGATATGGTTGATGAAGTATTTCCGTTAGACGATAGAGCTTTAATGAAAACTATATTAAGAAATGGTAAAGCAAAGATGGGTAAACTTCATGATTACTTTCAAAAAGAACTTAACGCTTTGCTGTAGTATATATAATTATCTCTTTCTTTTTACCTTTAACTTTTATAGGGTCTAAATATTTCATAGGTATATCACAGTTCAAAGCTGTGGTGTACCCTATGACTAAATCTTCTCCTACTTCCTTAGTAGAACTTTCTAACCTAGCTGCTAAATTAACAGCATCACCTATCGCAGTATAATCAAATCGTGTATCGCTTCCCATATTACCTATTACAGCTTCTCCAGTATTTATCCCTATACCTATCTCTATTCCTAAATCAGCTTCTGCCATATCTCGTTGTATTTTCTGGGCTGTTAGGACTGCTTTGGTCTCATGCATTTCAAGGTCTATAGGAGCATTAAAGATTGCCATCATTGCATCTCCAATATATTTATCTACCATTCCGCCATACTCTTGAACAGCATTAGCCTGTATAGTTAGAGCCTTATTCATTATCTTTGCAACCTCTTCAGGTTCTAATCTCTCTGACAAACTTGTAAAGCCTCTCACGTCTGTAAATAAAAACGTACAACGTCTTCGTTCTCCGCCTAACTTCAGAAGCTCCGGATTATCTTGTAGTCTTTTAACCTGTCTAGGGTCAAGGTAATGTTCAAACTGTTTCTTGATTTGTTGTCTAAGTTTAAATTGAGTTCTAAAGTTTAGATAGAATTGTTGAGTAGCAATAAGTGTCATACTTATCATGCTCCATGTAAAGTCTATCAAGATATTAGAGCTTACAAAGTAATACTCAAGATATCCCATTAGAGAAAACAAACCTAAGAATGATATAACTCCCTTAGTGATACCAAGATAATTGATTACAAGAGCTGTGAGTACGCCTGACAGTACTAATAATAATAGCTCAACAAACAATCTATAGTCCGGTATCTGTGGTGTATCCATCAACATACTTTCTGACAGAGCTGCTTGAATCTTATGAGGTTCTAATAACCCGACAGGTGTTGCAAGTTGTGGTGATATACCTTTAGCAGTAAAACCAACAAACACAAACTTGTTAGCTACATTCATTTCTTTTAATGTTGTTTGTGGTGTATCTACCCAGCTAATCCATTTACGTCCTAGACTGTCTGTAGAAATGGGTGGAATGCCTCTCACTCTAATCTGTTCAATTCCATTTAGGTTTGTTACAACCTGATAAGTCTGACCACCTCCTAGTATTTTTAAAACTTCCGTCCCAAACGAAGCGACCCACCCATTATTAGTTTGTTGTAGTAAAGGTATTCTCCTTACTAAGTTATCTACATCTACTGGTGCAGAGATAGCACCTTGATTAGCTGATTGTTTTAATACATCTATGTTCTGTAAAAAGCCTTGAGCTTTTGGTAAGGATACTATTGGACCTTTGATAACTGTACCAACTGTCTTTGGATAAAGACCATTAGGTATTTCTGGCATAGCTATAACACTTGCAGACTTTGAAAGCTCTATAGAAAACGCATCATCTCCACCTAGTCTATCAGGATGTGGGAATAACATAACCCACCCAACTCCTAAAGCTCCAGCATCCATTATATCTTTATGAATCTTTGCAAGTGTTTCTCTAGGCAAAGGATATCCACCCTGTTCATCTAGGAAAGTTTCATCTATATTAAGGATTGTAAAGTGTCCGGTTGGACTTTGTTCTTGTACTAGAGCATCAAATGTTTTGAGTCTTAGTACTTCTAATGGTACAAGGTTGAAGAGGAGAGGTAAAGTTAATAGAGTTAATAAGGTAATTGCCCACTTCATGTTAGTCTCCTTGCGTAATGTTGATGGTAGAGTCTCCTCCACCGTTAACAACTATCTGTGTACTCTTACCGTTCTGTATCATTACAACAGTGTAAGCATTTGATTTATCTAAATCTAATTTAATAGTATCTTCTAAAGCTTTGTAAAATGTTATGACGTTATCAGTCATGAAAGTATTTATCTGGGTAGTGCTATCGTAACCCATACTAGTACCTTTTAAATCTATACTAGTTTTTAAAATTGTTGAAGTCTGGTCTAGTTCGTTTACGTCTTCTATGACATCTAACAAGTCTTCAAGAAAGTTTACATCTAAATAATTAATGTCTAACTCTGTAAATTCTAAATCATCTTCTGCTAAATAGTCTGTTTCTAAATCATCAAACTCAAGGAAATCAACATCAAGACTATTAACACTGCTCCCTCCATCTTGTCCTTCATTCTGCTTTACTTCCCTTGGTGCATTTACAATTAACATGTTATCAATTAACTCAAGGGTTAAGTCAAGGATAACGGGGTTGGTTGGTTTAGTTTCAAACATAGAAACTGTTGTAGCTTGGTAAGGCTTGTTAAGAACTACCTGTCCCATAGCTGTGCTGACAAGAATCTCTCCACTAGGAAGACCATCATCATCGGGTAATAATATAATTAAACTTCTACCTAACTCATCAACAGTTACAGTAAAGTCTGTACCACGTATACCTATTGTGGCACTCGGAGTTCTTATAGTTATATTTTCTTTATCTATTGTAGCTAACTTACCTGTGATAAACCTTGCAGTTCCACTAGCAAATTGTAAAGCCATCTTAGACTTAGAAGGGTCTGGGTCATAGATAAATTCGTCTATGATTAATTCAGAATGCTCAGTCAATCTAACTTGGCTGTCATCTAAAAAAGTAATGCCCATTCTTCCGTTAGAAGTTTGGACATTATCGTAGCTGTTTATGTCTAGGGCTAAAGAGGCTTTGTAGGTTTTGTCTCTTACGACTCTACCTGTTCCGTTTAGTTCAGTAATGTTGCCTATATTAGCAACCGACTGCACTTCCCCCGTCATTTTGAATGACACAAACAGTGCCACTATTACCACTAGACGTGATGCGTAACCAATCATTGTCTAAAGTACTCAGTTGTTGTATGTTAAATGTTCTAGAATTACCTGTCTGATTTAATTTAAAGTAACCACCTGCATAGCCTTGACCTGTAAAGTTAATGGTATTATCATTACCATCTACATTCACGTCATTGGTAGCATCAGTATAGTTAATGTTAAAGTCAAGTGTATTACCATCTCCATTGATAACCCAATCAACATCTGCATTACTTGCAAGAGCTGTAGTTGCTAAGTCTAGTGTAAAGGTATTTGTACCACCTGTTACATCTACATTAACATCTGAACCATCAGCACCATAAGTATTAGATGGGTCTATCTGTACATTGAATACGTTAGTAGAACCATCAAACTCCCAAAAGCCTACAAAGTTATCAGCAGTAATGTCTCCTAAGAACTTATTACTTGAACCTATCTGATTAATATCAATGGTCTGTGTACCACCATCTAAATCTAATGCAGTCATAGTACCAGCAATTGCATCTGCTCCACCTATGATGTTACCTGAACCTAGTTGTTCAGCATCTAGATTAAACGTAGCCCCTGTTTGGTCTATGTATATTTCGCTGTCAGCCCCGTATAGC